TCGTCTTCAGCGTCTTCCTCATAATCATCGGTGTCGTCTTCATCTGTGTCGTCATCCTCGGGTCCTTCGTCATCCACAGAATCTTCCGGGTCAAGATCAGATTCATCATCATCTGGTAGAGATTCCTCCTCAGGGACAGTGAGACCTAAAGCCTCACCCATTGGGCCCATTGGAACTGGAATGTCATCGAATGATTGACTATCTTGACCAGCATAAAAACCAGCGTCATCCGAACGGGTAGAGGCTGTAGTGTTTTCGTTGCTCATAATTTGTTATCCTATATTAGTCCTGTTTAACCGCTGCCTTCTTCTTAGGCGCTCGGGGTTTAGCAATCTCTTCTAAAATAGCCAGAGCTTGACTTGCATTGATAAGGTCTTTTGCAAAGAGGCGAGCTTTACCCGGCCCTATAGACATTTCATCAATAATAGCAAATAAAGATCTATTAGTATTCTCTATTGCCTTGTTTAATTGTTTTTCTTTTAATCTAGTATAATCCACTTATTCGTCTCCTTCTTGAGATCTATTAACTTCCATTTGCTCTTGGTTAAAGCCAAAGGTTTCAATTTTAAGTAGACGTTCTTTGACTGAGCCAAGGCCCATGGCAACATGATACAGATACTCACGCTCTTTGTTACAGTGTGGTTCTGTGATTAACCATTGTGTGAAGAGGTCTACTAGGATGTCAGAGTAAGCTTCTGTGAAGAACTCGTCTCTTTCTTTCTTAGCAAACATTGCACTTGACAATGCTTCTTGAGAATCAATAAACGGATTAGCTTTATACTCTCCGGTCTTATGATCCATTTTTGGCTTAAACTTTCGTTTAGCCCCTTCTTTATACTTATTCACTATATCTCCTCAGTTAGTGTCGTAAGTTTGCAGGGCCCATCTGGGCCCCACAGTTCATTAAAGTATACCACACGCTTTATCAGATACGCTCCAGACTAAACTGGGGTGGTATATTTAAAGATTGGAATCACCCCCTTACATCATACCTCCACCACCTTGTCCTAAGAAAGCTTCAATAGCATCAGGAGTAGGGGCGATCTCTTCCTGCTGAGGGCCTTCTTCTTCCTTCGGCTTTCCGTTACCTTGTGGCTGGGTCATTGTTTGCTGAATTAAATCCTGCGCCGTTGCGTACATTTCCTGTACGTTCGGCTGTTCCGGAACGACTTGTCCTTCCTTCCCTGCAGAAATACTTAACTTTGCCCATTCTTGATATGACTTATCTAAAGCTACAACAAGCTGCTTCAGGTTATCCTGAATAGCATTCTGAGATTGCACATTAGTGTAATCGACGTTTGCTTGGTCGAGTGCCATCTTAGTTTGGATGGTTTGCTCTTCCATAGCTTTCTTCATCTCAGCTGCCTTAGCCTCTTGTTGTTTGCCCTCCATTGCTGACTTTTTATACTCTTCGGAAGTGTAGTCTACTATGTAGTCTAACGGGTCTTCACCTAAAGCCTCAATGGTTTTAAATGCAATAGTAGCTGGTGCTGTGGGGTTTACTGCCCCTTGGAAACCAACCTTAACCAGACCGGGTAGCACTTGCTCACCAATCATTTGCATCTTTTTCATTACAGTTGCATTGCTTGAATCACCAACATCTGCTTCTACTTTAAGCATCATAGCATCTGGTAGTGTCTTAAGATCAATGGTAGAGTAGAAATCATTACGATCATAGTACCCTACTTCCTGCCCACGCATCTCTTTAATCATCGTCTTATACACACCTTCACAGAGATCGGCTAAGCCTGTCTCCATAAATCTTCTGGCGATATGTTGGATACGTGTTTGTGCTGCGGATTGCACAGATGACACTTTCTGCTCTGAGTTACCAGACACATAGAGAGTATCGTTTAGACCTTGGGCTGCTTTTGAAAGCCCGTTAGCCTGTTCCTTATGCTTCTGCAAGAACTCAAGCAGAGGCACTGTACCTGTGGACATAGCTTCTGGTGGCATGTTCTGCACAGCCAGAGCTGGGTTACCATTAGTAGGTACAATTTGTTTTGGTTTCATATTCTGCAAAGCAGAGAAGTCAACAACGTTAGGGTCAGCTAGCTTCGGTGAGTAGTTAGTTAAGTAAGTATTCTCAACAAAACCACGCAGGATAGCTGTAGACGCTAGGGTTGAAGGTCGAGTCATGTCAGCCATAGACAGACCAGCCCACTCGTGTGGGATGTCAAAAGGCTTTAGCTCACACACTTGAACCGACTCAACATCTTCTTCAAACAGGATGTTATCGCCCACAGTGATAAATCTTTTAAGCTCAGCAATACCGTCACCATCACGATCAACACGTAGCCAGCACTCAACAACACTAGCTATCATGTTAGCTTCAGTTGTTTGGCTTTGGTTGTGTGAAAGGTTTGATAGACCCACAGAGGTCCTACGGGCTGCTTTCTCAGTATTTATAGCAGACATAAAGGTGTAACGGTCATCAGTGGATTCCCAGTCAATCTCATCTGCAAACTCTGGGTACATCTTACGAATCTCAGATCGAGTCATATCCTCTTGGATACCAACGAAGGATGCATCTTGAATAGAAGAAGCCCCTTGGTTAATAAGGAAAGACTCAGGCTGGATGTTACGGATCTTTACGCCACTCTTATTGTGGGTACGCTTTACACGTACTTCTTTATACACACCAGTCTCATCCATGTAGAGGTCACCAACTACTTCTACTTCAGCATCAGCTAGTAGAATGTCAAGGGCCTCAGGGGTGATCTCTTCATACTCATCAAAGCTTAGCTCGAAGTCTTCAACGTACTCCCAAGCTACTGCAGCATTCTTCCATAGGAGAGCTGCTTTCATCCAAGTATTAATCAAACCCCAACCACTGTTCTTTTTAAAGATACAGTAGTTAACAAGGTCAGACGCTGTACGAGCATCGTGGACACCTTTAGGTGTGGAGTTGCATGGTATAAATTTTGCTAGTTTTTTATTATCTAACAACAGTTCAGATAGAACTGCAGAGTACCCCTCGATAGCCTCAACGGTATCTGAGGATACAATCTTAGATACACCCTGTGGGGCCAAATGTCCTACAGGCTGCATCGCATATTCGTATGTTGCTTTCTCTCGTTCATCTGAAAGTTCAGAGGAATCAAGGAAGTTACCTTGCGAGTTAGTTACTTCTGAGTTAATGATGTTCATCAGCTCATCATCTGTTACTTGTTCCTTATATCCTTGGGGGTCTGTCATTTCATATCCTCTTATATTGGATTAACACAATCCATCATTCATTCGTTAAAATAGGTTCCTGTAGCTTCTTTTTCCCGAAACACGTATGTCACCCTAAACCACAGCGTTAGCTGGAGGACTAATGGGGAAACTTTACAACTATAGCCAAGCAGTAGTGTCCTCCACATACTGTTGGTTTTGGAAGCCGACCCTAGTATTGGTCAGCCTATCTCTATGAGTCCTAAGGACTTCAAGTGCTATAGCTGTTGCAATAACGGTGTCATCGTGAGCACCGGATATGGCATTGGTACGACCATTGGCATCAGACACGTAATCCATGCATTCTTGGATGATTCGTGCGGACGCAAGGTTAATGTCATCATTCTCGATTGCGTTCTTAAGATGCCCTATGATCATGGGTTTAGTAGCTTGCGTTGTACGCCATCCAAGACGGCTGCCTTCCTCATTAGACACGTTAGCTACTTTGGTTTGATGGTACAGGTTCACATACTTCATCTGCTTGAGACGGTTCAGTGTTGCTATACCTAAGGAATTAGATTCAACAGCTAACAAAGCATTGTTGTAGTATCTTCCTAAATAGAATAGTAAGTCACCATATTGGGTTGGATCTATTCTATTATTTCTAAATAAAGCTACAACTTCATTATCAGTATTCATCACAGCACAAGCGGAGGAATCTTGACCCACCCCTAATGCACAGTCAGCACCGATAACAAAGTTCTCATCAAACTTCGGATACTGAAAGATTTCTAAATTACCCTCCGAGTGATCCTCAAAGGTTGATGATACTAAATTGAAAGATTGACTCTTCATTACTTTTGAAGGGATCAATGACTGCAACTTCTCAATGTCAAACACATTAGACCCTGAAACCTGAAATGCTTCTTCAGGAGTACAAGGGTACTCTTGTTTAAATTTACTAAGACCACCTTCCGCTACCTTAAGTCTACGCCAGTAAAGCTGTTCTATGTCAAGACCATGTAAGGTCTGTAGCTTCTGCTCGTCTTCTGTAAGGGTCTCTTGGAACTCTTCGGGTTCTAGTACTGTTCTTCTATATTCCGGCATCAAATACCACGGTACAAAGATAGGAACGTAATCGTTCTCACCATTTACTGCACCTTTCCATAATCTGTGGAACTCGTTACCAACACCATTAGCGGTGGACTCAAGTATAACTTCCGTACCATTTGCTTCGGATATACCCTGAAAGAGACCTGCAAGGATCTTCTCATCATGGGTCCAAAAGGCTACCTCTGATAGGTGAGCAATGGTTGGTGTTGTACCTCGACCAGCTTCAGGAGATCCTGCCGTGTAGAGTCTATAGCCCGATTCATTGTGCTCGAACATAATTTCTTTGGCATTGGATTTCTTAAAGGTTGGTCTATACTCTTCGGGCATGTTGGAGATTGTATTCCGTGACATGTTAAAGAGGGAGTCAGATGTGGCTGAGTCATGTGCCATTACAACTGACTTGTTGTGTGCATTGAAGTAAGACTTCCAGAATACCCTTGCAACTGCAAAGGTTGATAGACCCATCTGTCTACCCTTAAGGACTATGGCCCTGACACGGCCTGTCTTCTTAAGCTGCTCATCTATCTTCTCATTAACTATCTTCTGAGCCTCATTGAACTCAAAGGGTATGAATCCCATAGAGGAATCTTTAGTTAATATCTTAATCTGTTCTTTAGAGAACAACTCAAAGTCCCCTTCATAGTCTGCTAGCTTCTTACGCTTTTGGACTTCTTTAGCTACTGCTAGCTTCTGTTTGTTATTCATTCTAGTCCTCCCAGACCTAAAGTTTACCAGAGAGAGAAGAACCATAGGAAGTATTATCCTATAGTCTTACCTCTAAGGTATCTAGCCGTGTCGAGGATGCCTTAGGGTCCCTAGGGGGAAGGGGGCATTAGTCTCTACACAGAATATCTGTATTCTCCATATAGGCCCTGTGGGTCTATAAGGTCTTAAGGCCCCCTTCGTACCTTAAGCTACAATGTTCAGTGGGTACCTTAAGGGTACCAATCTTCTTACTGTCGGGTAAGCTCTACCATTAGGTATAACTTCCTACGTATTCTCTCTCTCTATAAGGTACTATAATAGGATTTAAAAGGGTCTTTAGGGAGTACATAGATAAGCCCTGGTTATATGGGTACCCTGATTGTAGTCTCTACCCCCCTCAGATCCCTCAAGACTCTCCCAGATTCCTCTGCTATCCTGATGGTATCCTCTCGCCTTAGGGCTCGTTAGGAGTCTTACAGGGTAGTCCCTAGAGATCCCTGAGAATCCTGCTAGTGGAGAGGGGTCTCGGGGGTACCTCAGGGTAGCTCCCTAAAGCTCCCTAAGAGCTCTGTAAGAACCTATCCGGT